TGCAAGACTGGCACAAAATTACGAGCTGTAGCTGGCAGCGTTTGCGCTAACTGTTACGCTTTCGAGCGGGGCCGTTATAGATTCCAAAATGTAAAGGACGCACAATACAAACGCTTCAGGTCCTTAACTCACCCGTTATGGGTCGAAGCTATGGCTACACAAATTAATTCTAAGAAGGTCAAATACTTTAGATGGCACGACTCAGGCGATGTCCAAAACCTGGACCACTTGAGACGAATCTATGAAGTATGCAAGCTCACGCCTGAAGTCCAGCACTGGATGCCGACGCGTGAAGCATGGACCAAAGACTATATTGTTGAAGCTCCTGACAATCTTGTTGTCCGGTTCTCCATTCCGATGGTGGACCAGGCTGCAGGTACCAGCTGGCCTCATACCTCAACCGTCTCAACTAAAAAAATTGATGTAACATGTCCAGCACCTAAGCAGGGCAATCAGTGTAAAGACTGTCGCGCTTGTTGGGACAAGTCAGTTGTTAATGTTTGTTACGGTGAGCACTAGCATGGATTTTTTTAAGAACGGCACCGGCTGGTGCATACGGCATAATCCAAGGACCAAGAATCAGGCTCCAAGCTTCAAGCACCAAGCCTCAAGCGCCAAGCTCTTCGAGCATCAAGCGGCAAGCGTCAAGCCCCAAGCAGCAAGCTTCAAGCTCCAAGCCGCAAGCGACAAGCTCCCTGATGCGTGAACCACGGAACATGGATATTGAACAAGTTTTAGAGGTACTCGGACCGAGGGCCTCGGTGATGATAAATGTATTCTTTGGATGCCTTAAATGGAACGCAATTTGATGCGGACTAAAACGTAATTTTTTACCCTTTGTTACTTTTAACTCTATTGTGAAAAAGTGCCCAGAATTATTACTGACCAATAGATCAGGAGTCCCAAGTAAGCTAAGATTTTCAAGTCTAATAAGAGAAAATTCTTTAAAATTCTTCTTAACTTTTTGATATAATTTAGCCTCTGGACCCATGAGTTTTTCAAAGTAACAACGTCATGCATTACTAGTCTTTTTTGAGACTATCAGCAATGGTAAATTTCTTTTCTGTCTGAGTTTTTAGAACCAGTCTATGACCAGGCTGTCCTATAATATTACTCTCATGTACTTCCATTCTTCTTATCTCTTCCAAATATCCGTCTCTTTCAACGTACAGTTTTGCATGAGATAAGGCATTACCATTGGTTCCTTTTTTGGCACCTTCGGTAAACTTAGACAGGAAAGTTTGTAAATCGTGGACTAACATTTAATTATCTTTCTTTTCATATTGACTTTATAGGATAGTTACCTTAAATTGTCAACATGGGAGTTCCAAAAAGATTAACTGAAATGCAAAAACGATTTGCTGAATACATGGTATTCGGGTCAACCGATGGTCCAGTCTCACAATCTGAAGCAGCAACGCTAGCGGGCTACAGTCCTAAACGTGCTAGAGTAGAAGGATCTGAATTAATGAACCCTAGACACTCACCCTTAGTTGTAGCTTACATAGGAAATTTAAGAGAAGAACGATTAAGAAAACATGAAGTTACTTATGAAAAACATGTAGCTGAGTTAGATAGAATTAAACAGTTGGCTCTCGCAAAAGGAAGTTTCTCAAGTGCAGTAAATGCTGAAACGAACCGAGGAAAAGCAGCAGGGTTATATATAGACAGAAAAATAATAAAACATGGACAATTAGAAGAACTAACAGAGGAGCAATTAGAAGCAAAAATGAAGCAGATATTAACTGACTACGAACCTTTGTTGAATATGAAATCCGTTGAAGGTCAGAGTCAAGAAGAGGTAGAAGAGCAGACACCTATAGAACCTAAAAAAATTAATTAGTCATGATCAGTTTCTTCTAACTGATCTTTAAGCATATCTACCATCCACGCATTATCTCTAAATACGCCCATCATTACATTAGTTAACTGATTAACAACAGCTTCCTCAAATTCTGGTTTTTCTAGTGGTGCTTTTTCTTGGTTTAATCCGGAGACTTGTACTGCTGCATGCATTATCTCATGAAACAATGTGTTAGCAATTTCTTGACCGCATAAATCATGTTGTACTTGTATAATATTTTGTCTGTAATCATACTCTCCAAAACAATCTGTCATCTCCCATTTTTTATAGTCAGGTCTAACATATTTAATTTTAACATCTTTGTAACCAATTCTAACATTGTTAGGCAATCCTAATGCCTCAACTGGAATAGGTTTCAATGGTTTTTTAAAGTGTTTGCTTTTCTTTCTTCTTTTCATATTCATGTGTTATATACAAATTTAATTGCCGATACCACCTAGATCTAAAAAAACTAAAATCACAAAACTTATTTTATTTGGATTTACCCTTCGCTGCCTTCGGGATTCAATGTTTATGCGGCTTCTGGGTCACGAATTGGTGTCGGCTTGCCTTCGAATTCGAAGGCAGTCACCTCGAAAATGCACTTTTTAATGTAGAATTATTCTAATGTAGCCTTATTTTTCAAAAAGCCGACACTTTACCCTTCGAATTCGACACCACAAGTGTCGGCACATTGTGGCTAAATTGTGTTAATATTGTGGCTATATTACCACTATTTAAAATCTTTTGCCTTAATTGCCACATTTGGTTTTCTAATTAATTCGTAGTACATATCAATTCTTTTCAAAGCTTTCTCTTTGTATTTTTTAAATTCCAAACCTTCTGCCTTAAATTCTTGGTAATATAAATCTGGTGTACATACCATAATTACAAGTTGATCAATTTTACTACCGTAGACATAGTCATGGGCCATTGCATACATGCTACACTGCAAATAGTAATCCTCAATCCAATCTTTGTTTTTAGGTTTGTTAGCTTGTTTAAAATCTACGATAGTCTCTCTTCCATTATGACTACATACTAAGTCTGCGCTGCCCGCGTAGAGCCCTGGATAGTGGAGCGTGATCTCTGATCCGTAATACTCGTCTACTGGAGCAAGACCAATCTCTATAATCTTTTGGGCCATGGGCCGTGCTGCTTGACCCAGGGGCGTTAGATCCTCGTAGCCTACACCTAGAATATATTTTTCAAGATACGTGTGCATAAAAGTACCACGCTTACTAGATACATTCTTAATTCTTTCAGCCTCCGCTTCACCTACTCTAGCTTTCCATTTGGTCAAGAAACTTGTGTCTTTAGTCTGGGACAAGATAGTAGTAACACTAGGCAATCTAAAACCTCCTACATCATATAGTCTCTTACCTGTAGACTCATCGGTAATTTGTTTACCGGTTAAATAGTTATATTTAGTGTTATGTTTTATACCTTTATCCATTTTTTTCTCCAGTTTATCAAACAGTTGATGCATTTGTTTTGCATCTTTATCCGTTATCATTTCTTTTTCTATTATATAATTTTTTATTTGGCACAACTTGAGACTTAAATTTAGGAGTCCTAACTTGCTTGGCCACAGGATTTGATCCAAAGATCCTATTCCAACTCTCTTCGTAAGCCTTGTTAGTAGGTCTACTTCTGCCATCAAACTTTTCTTTTTTCATAACTATTTCTTACCTCTTTTAGTTCTATCACCATATAATTTTTGCCATGACCAACTCGTCAAGTACGTTGAGTAATGGTATATTCGTTCGAGTATGTATCTTCTCATTTTGTCTCCTCTTTTAATAATTTTAAATTATTATAACCATCTAATATTTGATACATATAATTTCTTTTTCTTTTTTTAATACTTTCTGCAGTATAAATTTCTACATTTTTTTTTAAAGAATCATTTACTTCTTTAGGATCATAACGACCTTTTGCTGCTATAGTGTAATATCTATCTATTGTAGTAGTTTGAGTTACAGGTTTTAATTTTGTAATTAAAACAGCCTCCCAATACTTTCTTCTTTTACTATTAGACGGAGCTTTTAAAATTCTAATTTTATCAAAATCCCCAATAGAATATTTATAAGGATCAAAATTTTCTGTTATATCAACCATTTCTCCTTTATAATTTCTAATTGTTTTAATATTTTTTGGTTTTAATTTATACATTAATTTATCCATTAATTGTTTGTCTCTATATTTAGAGTCATCACCATCACGAAAAGGTCTTCCCATTCTCCAATCCTGAGTTTCACCTATGTACATAATTACATTATTAGAATATCTTAAATAAATAGCGGGTTCTTTTTTCTTTTTAAATATCATCCTGCACCCCCAAAGGTAATCCTAAATCTTGCAATGCATCATAGATGTATTCATCAGGGTCACCATCTCTAGCTTTCTGTGTTCCATATGGCATGTCTTCTACAAAATGGTCATACAAATCTTGCATAAGGATAGGGTCATCTAAATCCTCAATATCTTTGTTTAATACATCGTGCTTGATTAAGATGTTTTTTACTAAGTCGTATTCTGGTAATGGTTTTGTCATTTTCTTTTCTTCCTTTCTATTGTTATGTCTATTACGTTATCATCTAAGTCTTGTATTTCCGGCTCATAGTGATCAATTACTTTCTCTATTGCATGAAGTTTAACAGTAGCATAGGGCCACAGCATCTTACACACATGTAAACAATCCCTAAATGTACATCGCCAACGCCATTGTGGTTTCATGCCTGTAGGGACCTTCTTAGGTCTCACAGTGCCTACCATCAACGTCTCATGTACAAGTTCTATAACATTTTTATCTGTCATAGAAATTTCCATACTGATACGTTGACAATCATAGGTACCAGATTTTTTTTTCTCTTTGTATTTCTTATTAGTTATACTACCTTCGCCATCAAAGAGACCGGCTATGTAAGCTGTATCTAAGTGGTAATTATTGTTCATGAGTTATCCAAGTTAATTGTAAAGCTATGGCTAATTGCATGTTTTGTTAATAGATTATGTATGAACTTTTCTTTAGTGTCTACATCTATCTTTGGCCATTTACGGTCTGCTGACCATGACATACCTTCATACAGTCCAGAATCAATTAAGGCTGATCTATATTTTTTCCATTTTGGCCATACTCTATCAATGTATGCTTTACGTTTTGATGTAAGTCTACCTGGTTTTTTGATATAAGCTTGAGCAATAAATATATCCCAAGCCTTGTCAGTACAGTCTAGTTTATGAGCCATTAGTTAACCTCCTTTACAAAATAATCTTTTTTACTTAATTCTTTTGTTAAGAATTTAATCATATCAGATTGTTTCTTTTTAAAAACTTTGGTTTCCCAATATTTTTGTTTTTTCTTTTTAGTCATTATTTCCTTCTTTCATTAGTTGTTTTATTATTGTCGTATAAGGGTTAGGTGTCAAGTCTTTAGTGCACGCTGACATCATCATCTGTAGGAGTATCAGCATCAATATAAG